GAAAGCTGGGTCGAGTTGCTATCGAGTTCTTGGCGAATCTCGATGGCTGTCGGGCCGCTGGCGCTGGTGAGCGTGCGGGTGGCGTGGCTCCAGATGTCGCTTGGCGTGACTGATGCTGGGGCGTTGGTGAGCGTGTCAACCACGCCGCCGGTGATGGTGCGGCTGGCGGCTCCCCACACGGCATTTGCCACAGAGGCAGCGGTTGGGGCGCTGGTCGGTGCATTGTAGTCTGCCGATGCGAGGCGGCTTGAGATCGTGGCATCCAAGTTGATGAGCTTGCCGCCGGTGCGCTCGAGGTCGGCTCGGATCGCGGCGACGAGGGCGATCTGGTCAACATTGCTGTTTCCGATTGCGGCGACGATGGCGTTCAGAACGGCTTGGCCGTCGCCTTCGTTGAGGATGGAGGCTTCCACGGCGGCGGCAATGGCGGTGCGCTCGGCGCTGGTGAGGCTGTAGCCTGTCTTGTCTGCCGCCGCCCAAACTGCCGAGGCGATGTCTCCGGCTGTCGGTGGAGTGCTTGGCGCGGTGTAGGCGCTGCTGGCCAGCCTGCTCGACACGGTGGCGTCGAGGTTCGCCAGCTTGGTGGAGTTGGAATCCATTTCCGTGCGAATCTCGACCACGCTCGGGATCGAGAGGGCGGAGATAGCGGCCTCGACGAGGCTTTGGTCGGCGGGGTCGCTGGGGAGATTGTCTGTGGAGGACTTGATGGCGGCGATGTCGGCGGTTGGTATGTCGCTGACGGCTGCAGGGCTTGCTGGCAAGTTGTCGGTTTTGGCCTTGATTGCCGAGATGTCCGAGGTCGGGATGTCAGCGGCCACGGCGCGGGTGCTGGTGGCGACATCCAAGCGCGAAAGCTCGGTGGATAGCTCCGTTCTCACCTGGCTGGCGATTTGGCTCGGCGTCGGCACGGTCGGCGCGTTGGTGAGGGTGGTCGCGGTATCGACCAATCCGCCGGTGATCGTGCGAGTCGTGGCACTCCAGACGGCGGCTTGAATGTCGGCAGCGCTGGGGCTTTGCACAAAGTCGAATGTGCCTGTTAATTCGCCGACGGGGCCGTAGGTGACGCCGGTTTTCACATTCGACGCGGCGGGCATGCCGGTGATGTTGTCGGCCGTGTAGAGGGTGCGCTTGGCGCCGAGCGTGTTGGTTGGAACCTCAAAATATGTCGAGGGGCTTGGGGACGCGTTCCAGCGCCAAGAGGCACAACAGATAGGAGAGGTGCCGTTGACTAATTCGGTAACGAACGGACCGGAGAGGATGTTGGTGGCGAGACGGTTGGTCGCAAGCACGCCATTTGCAGATTGTGAGGCGGCGATAGTGCCGATGATGGAGAGTAGTCCAGTTGAGTTTTGGAAAACGCCGTTGCCTGTCCCAGTGCCTGCGGTTGCATTTCCGGTAATGTTTATCGTCCCGGTAGAATTATTGTTTGCTCCGTGCGCGGATGCGCCAGCACCCGCTGTAGAATTACCCGTGATGTTTACTGTTCCTGCTGAGTTGTTTAAAACAGCTTGTGCATTATTAAACGAGCCTCCAACGCAATTTCCGGTAATGTTAAATGTTCCAGTTCCAAGATTTGCAGCGGCTCGTCTATTGTTATTGGTTCCAGCAGTTAAATTTCCGACAACAGATGCGGTTGCTGGAAAATTTGCAGAAAATTCCAAGCAATTCGTTGAATCTGCTCCTTTATGCGTCACATTCGCCGTAAGCGTGATGCCATCATTAAGGACGAATTTTCCCGTTCCCGCGTTGCTGATCTCGTCGCAGGTTGCGTTGGCGGTGATGGTGACGGTGTGGCCTGTCGAGGCGCGGGCTTCGTCGCCCGTGGTCGGAACAACGCCGCCGACCCATGTCGCGGGTGCATTAAAATTGCCGCTCGCGGCAGATACGATGAGTGCCATGATTAAAGTCCTTTCGCGGTGATGTAGGTTTGCAGAGCGGCTTGAATCGCGCCGACAGCTTGCTGGGTGGCTTCGTCCGATCCGGCGAGCGTGCCGAGCGAGATGCCGATGGCGTTGGCGTCTGCAGTTTCGACTTGGCCGTTCTCGATGCGGGTAGGGACGAGGCGCATGGCGACCTGCGCGTCAGTCGATCCGTTACCGTTGTATTTGCCGGTGATGGCGAGGTTCAAAGAGTAGCGGTCGTATTGCTTGCCGTCGATTTGGAGTGGTGTGGATACTGTCATGGTGTTGGGTTTTTTGAGGTTTAGGAAAATTGAAGGGACTCCTTGGAAGACCACTGGCCGACTGCGGATTGCTCGGAGGAGACATTGCCTGCGGCGTCGGTGGTGATTTTGTAGATGGTCCACTCTTCGGCGTCTTCGGCGGGGCCGGAGGCGGGGTAGTCTGCCCAGGCGAGGCGTCCGAGGTAGAGGTGGTTGCCGTCCGCAGCGTGCAGGAGCTGGTAGTCGGAGGGGTCACGGGGGCGGGCGAGGCGGAAGACTTCTCCGGTGTGGTCCTTCGAATACAAGCGCCGGTCGGCGAGGTTGAGGGCGAGGCTCCCTTCGGCCACTTGCGCGGCGGTGGGGACTCGGCCTGGAACCGTGCTGCGGAGGAGCTTGAGGACCGTGGCCATGGAGAAGTTTTAAGTTTTAAGAATTAAGTTTTAAGCAGTGGCCCCGTGGCGGCGGCGCGGGCTGGAACCGCACCGCCGCTGTGGGGGGAGGGAGCTGTTAGAAGCTGCCGCCGTCGAGCTCGATGCCTTCGATGGTGCCGCCGGTGATGGCGACATTGTTGGCATTCTGCGTGGACATGGTGCCGAGTCCGGCTGCGGTGGTCTCCAAGCTGGAGACGCGGCCAGTCAAGGCTGTCGCGGCGGATTCGATGGCAGCAATGTCGGACTCCACCTCGTCGAGGCGGGCGTCGGCGGAGGCACCTTCGAGCGCGACCACTCGGCTATCGAGGGCGCTGATGGCCGAAGCACGGGTGCTGGCCTCGCTGTCGATATTGTTCTGGAGGGTGGTGTCAGCCGCTTGGCGGGCCGATGTCTCGGTCGAGAGATTGCCTGCAACGGTGTTGATATTGCCCTGGAGGGTGGTGTCGGCGGCGGCACGGTCAAGAAGCTCTTGAGCGAGACCGGCGGCGATGACGCCTTCGGCTGCGGTGGCGCGGTTGACCTCGGCGGTCAGGGCGCTGGAGGCGCTGTTGGCGAGGGAGGTGATGGCTCCGTTGAGGTTGCTGTCGGCGGCCTCGAAGGCTTGCACAACCTCCGTCAACGAATCAAGCGAGCCCTGCGTTGTGTTCGAGAGAACATTGTCAATGCGAACGCCGAGGGCGGCTTCCGCTGCGGTGGCGCGGGAGGTTTCCGAGCTGATGCTGGAGTTCAGCGTGGAGACTTCGGAGGCGAGGTCGGAGTTCGTGGCGAAGTGGCCTTCACCGGCGAGGGCGACGATACCGGAGTCGAGTCCGATGTAGAGTTTGTCGTCAACCTTGTTGTAGGCGAGTTCGCCGATGGCGAGGCTGGACGGGGCTCCGGCGTTACCGGAGAGGCGGCGTTTGATGCGAAGGGTATTTGGCATGATGTTTTGGGGGTGTTTGGGTTGTTCTGCGGGGTTCTCCTAAAACTCACCGCCGTCCGCGTCGGAGGCGATGGGGAGGTAGGAAAGGGTGTCGGGGTCCCAACGGTGGGGGATGTTGGAATCTTGCGGAAAGTAGATGCGGGCTACGGTGCCGGGGTTTGGGAAATCTTCGAGGGTCGGGAAGGCTTGCACATCGTCAAAGTCGTCTGGAATCATCGCGCCGGAGATTTGGCCCGAGGAGTCGAGCTGGGGCAGAGCGATATTCTGCGCCGCGCCGGAAAAGGGATTGAAAAAAACCTGCGACATTAAGTGTAGGGCGGGAATTTAATCTCGACGCTGCGGATCTCCGCGTTGTCGGCCGTGGGGGGATTTGCTCCAAAATAGGTATTGACGATTCGGGCTACCGAGGTGCCGTTGAAAGTGAAATCGACATAGCTTGTGTTGTTCGTCGCGGGGGCGGCGAAACGAACATTTTCATACTTCGTGTAAGCGGGAGTAGGAAAACCTGTGCTCACCCGCAGAGCCCCATCTGGTGTGGCTTGGACGGGCTGGACAATGCCAGCGGTGTTGCGAGCGGCGATCTGAATTGTGGGGTTACTCATGTCGTTAATTTAATTATGGTGAAGGGTGTCAATAGGGGGTTATTGGAACGAAGCGGAGTAGCGGCGGACCTCGCCTTTGCGGAGCCAGGCGTCGTCCATTCGTTGCTGCAGGATGCCTTCGGCGCGGGCGAATTGGTAGGTGGCCTTGTCCATCTGGCCGTCCTCGGAAAGCGTTTCGGCGAGGGCGTAGAACTTGAGGTAGTCGGCGAGGAATGCCGGGATGCGGTGGCGTAGCCAGAACTCCTCATTCGTCGGGAGATTGCCGGTCGTGTCGGCGATGGCCTCGTAGCAATCTCCGGTGCTGTTGTAGTAAACGAGATCGCCCGCTGCGTAAGCCGTGGAGGAGTTGAATGCGGTCGCTGTGAATTTCGGCTGAGGCAGCGAGAACTCGACCCAGACCGGCTCGCCCGCCGTGTAGCTGGTATCGGTGATAAGGATGCGGTTGTCGGTGACGACATGGCAAAAGGTCTTCGTGAGTGGCTGCGAGCCGCATTCGTGAGGATTGCGGTCGTAGATTTTCAGCACCGTTCCGATAGGCTTCAGACCTTGCGCAACAAGCGGAATGTAGGGGAACTCATCCTCGGCGGCTTCATTCGCGCTGGTCTCAATGTAGGTCGCGGTCGTGCGGTCGTCCCACGCGACATTCACGGCGGTGTCGATATTCAGAAGATCGCCCGCAGCGGTCGTGGTGACGCGCTTGATTCGCCACACAGGGTCCGAAAATTGCGAGCCCTGCACAGCGCGGCCAATATAGGAGGTGGTTCCCACATAGTCGGACTCGTAGGTGTAGACGCCGGTCTGGAATCCATCGCCCGCAGGCGTGCGGGCCTCGGTCAAATAAACCTCGGGCCAATCGAAAAAAGTCCAAGCCGTCGCGGCAGCGGTGGTCAAATACTCCGCCAACGCCGTGGCCTGCGAGGCCATAAGCGGCTGCGCGGGGTCGATGCCCATTCGGCTGATGACGCCATCGCGGACGGTGCGGTAGGGAGTGGCCTTCATTGTGCGCCTCCTTGCTGCAAGGCGGGCAGGGTGCCTTGGCGGCCTATCTGGGCGTTTTGCTGTTGTTGGAGCTGGAAGTTGAAACCCTTCATGCGGGCCTCGATCATGTTCCGGAAAATCTCGTCTTGCTGGATGCGCTGTTGCAGGGCGGGGTTTGCCTGGATGATGCCTTGGAGGACTTGGGCGCGGAGCTGGTGGTTTTGCCCTTCGGCGGGAAGTTCGGGCTCGGTGCCTGCGGCGATTTTCGTGAAGGCCAGTTGTTCTTCGTTGGCTTCCATGGCGGCAGCGGGGCCGGGGTCGCGGACGAGCATTTCGGCAAGAACTGGATCGACGGCGCTCATGATGAATTTGATGAGCCCGGCGCGGTCGATGACTCCGGCGGTATCCATCGGCACGATGGCTTTGCTGATGTAGTCGAGCTTTGCGCCGAGGGCTTCGGCGTCGAGGTTTCGGGCGTCCCAATCGACGATGAGGTCGAACTTGCCTTGGATGCTTTCGCGGTCGGCTTGGAACGGGAGGACTTGGCCACCGGAGACGCGGAGGATTTGGACGGGCAGCATGTATTGCTGCATGAGCTGGTAGGTCTGGGTGATGATGCCCTTAAAATCGCGGAGCCAGCGGTCCACCGTGTGCTGCTGGACGAGGGCGGTGTAGTTGGGATCAACCCCCTCGCCTGCCATGCCGAAGTATTCGTTCACATCGCGGCGCACGGCGCGTTCGATCTCGATGGTGCCTTGGTCGAAGGGCGGCGGTTGCATCCAGCCGATTTCGTTGGGGCGGCGCTCGGGGATTTGCACGGCGGGGCCGAGGATAATGTCGAGCTTGCCACGGTTGGCGGGCACGCGCATGGGCGGCAGGATAGCAATTCCGGCGCGGTCGGTGCGGTAGTCGCGCTGGGTTTTGATTTCCGCCTGCATGGTGCTGACGATCTCGGGGATGCCTCGGGCTTCAATGAGGCAGCGGGTGACGCGCTCGCGGGGGAGTTCGATGAAAGGATATTCGCCGTGCGAGTAGGGGGAGATTTCTTCTTTGGCGAAGATGTCCACATTCGGGTGCATGACCCGGCACATGATTTTCGTCGCGCCGGTCTTCTCGTCGGTTTCCTTGGAATAGACATGCCAGATTTCCACCAGGTCGCGGTGGTCTTGCCAGAGGATGGAGTCGCGGCGGTTGGTGTTCTGGTGGGCGTAGATCGGCCAAAGGCTGGTGCCTTTGTAGTTCTCGGCCTTCTCGTAAAATTCGTAGGGGTAGCCTTCGGTGACGGTGCGCTCTTCCAACTCCTCGCATGTGACCATCTCGCGGCGGGCGATCCAGGGGGCGCGTTGGAGGTCGTAGGTGGCGGTGGGGAAAATGATGTCGTTGAAAGGTTCGAGGGCGGTCCACTCGGGCTTGCTCTCGAAAATGTAGGGCTCGGTGTATTCGACGGTGCCGCCTTCGCGGAGCTTGCGGACATTGGCGGCGGTGCCGGTGCCGGGGGCGAATTGCTCGGCGAGCTCAATGGCGATTTCTTCTTGGAGTGGATCGAGGATCGCGCCGATGAGCATGGCGAGCGGCGAGGCGGGGTCGCCCTGCTCTTGGGCCATGACGATGAGGTCTTCGAGGCTGACGCTCTTCTGCTCAATGCGTGTCGTCGTTTTCCAAAACACGCCCATGATGGCGAGGCCGTAGGTGGCGCGGATGTTGAGGGCGAGTTCGAGTTCGCGGCGGAGGTCGGAGGCGCAGTGGGTGAAGAGCATCCATTTCAGCACGGCCTCGGCGGCGGTGCGGGAGAGGGCGTCCGAGGATTCGACTGGCATCATTTGCAAGCGGGCGGCAAAAGTTGCGGTGAGGCAAAGCTGGGCCTCGCGGTTGCAGACGAGATCGGCGAGGCGGATGCGGCAATCACTCGAACCGGACCAGGGGAAAACATTTTTCCCGTAATTCTCAGGCCACTTCTTGCCATCGGAGGATTGGCCGTCCCACAGGGCCATGCGGGTGTCGTAGTTCCGCGAGCGGAGGGTCGAGAACCAGCCGCCATCGGTGGCTGCTTCGGTGAGCTGGCCGATCCAATACTTTGTGTCCCGAGTTTCCTCGGCGGAGTCTTTAATCATGCGGTGCGGAGTCCGGGCATGAGGATGGCGAACTTCCCGGTGCCGCCGCATTTGACGACGCATTGGGGGAAGTTGCGTTTGAACCACGCGATGAAATCGGAGTCGCGCCAGCAGCCGGGGACTTTCCAATTCCAGAAGTGATAAATTTGGGGGTCAACGGAGAGGGTCAAAGCGCCCACGCCTTCGATGGAGCGGAGGTCTTGCTTGGCGTGGTCGGCGGCGATGGCGTGCTGGCGGGCGTCGGCCTGCACGGCGCGGGAGTTCCACTGCTGGAACAACTCGCTTTTCGCTCCTTCGGCGAGGTCGCCGGGGAGGTCGCTGAGGGCTTCTTTGAGGATTTCCATTTTCAAAAAGGGGAGCCCGGTTGCCGGTGGCCTGTCCCGAGACGAGGGGCCACCGGCAAGGGCTGGGGGGCGGGTGTTACGCGGTGGCCGCGAATTTTCCGAGGACTTGGGGGTTCGAGACGGCTACGCCGAAGATGGCGTCGCAGTAGCCACGGCGTCCACCGCCACGGTCTTCAAGCTCTTCCATTCTTGGTTTGCGATTGAACCCGATGGACACGAGGTCCATGTCGAGCACATAGCCACGGGCTGCCGAGACGGCGGCTGCCGCGCCATGAGCGAGGTAGGTCGAGACATGCAATGAGAGAACGCCAAAATCTCCCTCATACAGGTCGATAGTGTTCACGATTTTTTTGTCTTCCACATTGCTGTTGAAGGTGCGCACGGAGGACATGACATTCGTCGAGCCCGCTGTGGTGCGGATGAAGTTGGTGAATGCACGCTTGAGGCTGGTGCCGCAAACGAGGTCGTAGTTGCGACGAGCGCGACGGACCTTGAAGATGCTTTCCAAGACATCAATGACATTGTTCTCGGTGAGAGAAGCAGTGGCGGTGGTGTTGATCGACGCGGCAGGGGTGCGGAACGCGGCGGGAACGGCTGTGGCTGTGTCGGCCTGCGCGGTGGCTTTGACCCACTCGCCGATTCCGCGAGTCTTGTAGGGGTTCGATCCGGACTGCACCTGGCTGTCGTTGTCGGAGCCCATGATGCTCTCGATGTCGATTTTCAATTCGACGAGGGCTTTGGCAGCGGCCTTGTTGAAGGCTTGCTTTTTGCCAACGCCTGCGAGGTCGGCGACATTCTCAACGAGATCGTCAACCTGGAAGCTGCGGCGGACTTTTTGGATGCGGCCCGAGAGGAGTTCGCGGTTCGCGTGCTGGTCGTCGAAGCTGGTGACATCATCGTTGGCGAGGACGCCAGCGGTTTGCGGATCGTTGTAGCGGTCGGCGGGCCAAGAAAAGAGGACATTCGCGGGCTCTTTTGATTTCTTGCAGAGGCTGAACAAAGGTGTGTCGCCGGGTTCGATGAGGACCATCGCGTCGGACAAGTCCTCGCGTTGGCCTTTGACTGTGGTGATGGGGGTAGCTGGCATAGTGGTGGTTTTGGGGGGGGGTTTAAGTTTTGGGTTGGGTTTAGTTGAAAAGTGAGGCGACGAAATTCTCGGCGGCATCACGGTTTCCTGACTTCTTCAACACTTCGAGCGGGTCGGCTTTGGACTTGGTTTTTGGGGCGGCGGAGGGGCTGACAACCTTGGGAGCGACGGCGGGTTTCGCGGGAGCGGCTGCGGCGGGACGGGCCTTTGCCGTAGCGGATTTCTTGGCCATGGCCTCGGCTTGCTGGAAGCGGAGGGCTTGGCCGCGAATGGCGTCGCCGATGATGAGTTCGAGATTCGGGAGCTTGGCGATGCCGGGATACGCCTGGAGCGTGGTGAGCATCATCTTGCGGGCCGGGGAGTCGTCTTGGAAAAGCTCGGGATAAACTTGCCGGGCTTCTTGCTGGAAGGTCTCGCGCTGGGCGAGGTAGTTCCGGCGGGCGGGCTCGGCTTTGAGGATTTGGCGGGCGACTCGCAGGCGCTCTTGAAGCTCTTGCTTCGTGAACTTGCGGGTGGACCCGTCTCCCATGGGCACTTCCACTTCGCCTTCCATGTCGGCCTTGGCAATGAGGTCGGGCACATTGTCGAGGACGGTGTTGGCGGCGGCGAGGCGGCTTTCGAGGATTTCGGCGGTGGTGACATCGGCGAGGGGGTCGCTGGCGTCTTGCACAACGATGGGCTGGGCTTTTGTGAGCGCATCCTTCGCGGCGGCGAGTTCGGCTTGGAGGGTGGTGGCTTGCTCCTCGGCGCTTTTGGCGCGGGCGGTGAGCTTGTCCACGCGCTTGGTCAACTTGCGGACGGCAGCGGGTTCGGCCTCTACGGTCTCCTCGTCGGGGTCTTCGTCGTCGGTGGCGTCGTCGGTTTCCTCGGGCTCGTCGTCTGCTTCGTCGGAGGGATCAGACGAATCGGACGAATCTTCGGGGGAATCTTCGGTCTCGGTTTCTTCGGTTGGGGTGTTGTCAGGCGTCTCATCCGCGATTGCTTCCTGGTCGGCTTCGGGGGCCGCCGGAGATGTCTCATCCACGGTCGGGAGGGTGACTCCCAGCGCGTCGATGACTTCGCCGATGCTGAATGCTGATTCTGTCTGGTCCATGGTTTGTGGTGCGTCCAAGTCGCGGTGTCAGAACTGAGGTTTTATGCGGCTCCGCACGGTTTCCACGGAGTTCGCGGCGAGCAGTTCAGCCCTCGCTTGCGAAAGGAAATGCCTGCGAAATGCGGGGAGCGGAAGGGGGTGCTGGCGCAATGGGCGCTAACGGGTGCTAATGAGTGCTAACGGGGGCTAAAAAGATTGCAGAAAAGATTAACCACAGAGGACACAGAGGACACGGAGAGGGGGGGGAAGAAGACAGGGACGGGTGCGCGCTCCCTTTTCAAACGCCGGGTTTCCAAGGTTGCGGTCGCCCATACGGACGCCTCCCGACCTCGATGTGGCGGTGGCTAGAAATCCCTAACCTAACCGCTCATCCGTGTTATGCGTCTGCCTGTCGAAATTTGTTTTGGAAAGCCTCGGAGCGGGTGCGCTCGATTTCTTCGCGGAGGGTGCGGAGGGCTTCGAGGCCACCGGCGCTGTGGGCGAGGAGGCCGGGGTTCTGTGCGGTTTGCGGCATGCAGGTGATCTCGGCGGCGTCCTCGATGGCGTCGGTTATTTTTGCGATGACGCTGCGGAACCAGAGTTCCTCGGGCGGCACGCACCAGGCGGCTTGCAAGTCTTCGGCGCTCATCAAAAGGGAATGTCGGGAGACTCGGAGAGCGAGGCGGAATGCGGCTCGGCGGCGGAATCCTCGCGGGGCTTCTTCGGCTCGAAGTAGAGCTTGAAATACTTTTCGCCGTTGTCGCGGCTTTCGTTCACATACGCGCTGATCCAATACTCGCGGCCTTCGATGGTGCAGGAGCCTTTGTGCGTGGGGTGCGTTTCCTTTTCCTTTTTCTTGTTGCGGCTCAGGCTGCCGTGGTTGTCGGTGCGTTTGGTGCTCATGCGAGTTTTTCGAGGTCGGCGGCGCGATACCAGGCGCGGGCTCCTTCGCGGCGAATGGGGCGGAGAATGCCGGAGTCGATGAGTTTGGTGATTTGCTTTGCGCTAACGCCCAATCGGGCCATGACATCGCGGCGGCGGAGTAGTTTCATGGATGCTTTGATTTTATGAGAGGGAGTCAAGGGAGGGATTGACCACAGAGGACACAGAGAACACGGAGGGAGGATTTAGTAGCAGCCGCCTCCTCGGGTGCGGAGGGAGGCGGGGTCTTCGTATTCGACGCCGGAGAGCGCAATATAGCGACAAATATCAATCCAGTCTTTTGTTGCACCGCGTTTTCCGTCGCTGCCGGTCCAGGTCTTGAGGGCGTAGATGAGGTTTTGGCAACGCTCGGAGATGTAGAGCCGGGGGGAGTTGAGGGCATCCACGGGGGCTTCGTCGTTGTAGGCGAGCCAGTCGTTGATGAGGGTGACGCCTTCGACGATGGCTTGGCCGCTGGTGGCGCGGAAGTCGAGGCCGATGCGCTCGCTGCATTGCTCGATGAGGGTGCGCACGCCTTCATGCGTCATGGTGGGGGTGTTGCCGTAGCGGGAATCCATCCAACGCTCGGCGGGCTCGGCGGAGTCGGCTTTCTCGGCGGCTTCGATGAGGCGCTTGTAGTCCTCGAAGCCAAACCCGGCGCAGGCTTTTTGCGCGGGGCCGGGGCGTCCGTCTTGCAGCTTGCCATCGGCTTCGGCCCACGGGCCGGGGTAGCCGACGCCTTCGATGTAGTCGAGCTGGTCGGGGAACTCGCGGTAAATCCAGCACCGGCCATCGGGGGTGAATCGAATCCACAACATGGCCCATGTTTTCCCTTCGCCCGGATCGACGAAATGGAAGACGGTTCCCTCCTTGGGAACTTTGTCGTGAGGGACGACATGCACATTCTCGCGGAATTTCGGGAACATGGAGAGCCGCGCTTTAGTGGGGACGCCGTAGGCTCGCATGAGGATGCGTTCGCGGTTGCTGCCTCGGAGTTCGGTTTCCATGGCCTCGGGGTTGCCGAAGGGGTTGTCGGCGGTGTGGAAATACACGACGCGGGCTTTCTCGCGGGTGCATTGCTGGACGCGGGGGACGGTCTCGACGCCGAGGAGATGGCCGTCGCGGTAGCGGGGAAGGAGCGGGGCGGGGCATTCCTCCAAGGTCTTCGCGCCATCGAGGTATTCTTTGACCGTCGTTGTGTAGCCTTCGACCGGCGTGAAGCCGATGCCGAGTTCGCCGTCGCGGGTGAGCAAGCGGAAGCGCAGGGCTTCGAGCCAATCGGGGGTGACAAGTTCGTCGGCCCATACGAAATTCAACTCCGCGCCTTCGATGGAGGTGACATCCATGGAGTAGAACTTGAACCAGCATTGGGAGCCATTCGGCAGCACGAAGCTGTTTTCGGTGAAGCCGCCCTTTTGGCTGTAGGTGATGTTGGCGACGGCACCTTTTTTGAGTTTGCCGGAGGCGCTGGGTTTCCATTCTTTCGGCAAATACTCCCACAAGTAGGGCTGCTGGTTTTGAATGCTGGCGGCTTCGGTGGATTGGAGGCACCAGACTTTCGCGCCGGGCTTTTCGACGAGGTGCTGCATGGCGCGGCGGGCGAAGTAGCGGGACTTGCCGGAGCGGTTGCCGCCGAGGATGAGGAGTTCGGTGACGCCTTTGGGGAATTTCTCGCGGAGGCTGTCGTAGGCGGAATCGGCTCGCTGCCAGGCGGGGTTCAGCCAGCCGTAGCGCCAAGGGTCTTCGACCATGCGGGCGATTTGCTCCTCGCGCTCGCGGTGGATGGCGAGAAGTTGGGCCTCGGTGGCGGCGAGCTTTTGGCCTCGGTAGCGGACGACGAAGCTGCCATCGGGGCGGCGGCCTTCGACCTCGATGGGGGGTATGACGGGGTTGGGGGTTTGCGGGATCATTTGACCACAGAGGACACAGAGGGCACAGAGGAGGAGTTAGGGTTTGCGGGTGAGGTGCCAGCCGTTGCAGACGGGGCAATGGTAGACGCGGAGGAAATCGGGTTTATTCCGGCGGGTATCCCGGTAGAGCCGATAATGCCGCGCATAGGCGGCATCGGCTTTGCGGGCGTAGCGGGTCTTGGAGCCACACATGGCAAAGGCGGCGGGGCTCATGGCTTGGCGGGGAGGAGTTCGGATTCGCGGAGGCTTAACCAGGTGATGGCTTTTCCCGAGTCGCCGACATCTTCGGGGGTGACGCATTCGTCGGAGATGATGCCGTGGTCTTGCAGGAGATTGAGGGCGTGGTCGGGATCGAACCGGCGGGCGGTGAGGTAGTCGCGGAGGGAGTTCATTCGGAAACGGCGGCGGCGATGCGGGCGAGCCAGTGGGTGGCTTGCGGCTTGGGTTTGGGCTTGGGTTTGTGGGTTTTCTTGACTTTGGCTGGTCGCCAGGGGAACGGGCCGGGCCGCAGGGTCTCGGAGGTGTTGAACCGGTGGCCGTTCTCGCACAGGCGGCGGCGCACAAATTCCTCTCCTACCGGTCGGCAAGAAAGAACCCGCGTATCGGCTTGGCAGGTGGGGCAGGTCATTTAGCGGCCTCCTGGCGCATGATCACGCGGAGCCCTTTGATGACGGCAGTGAGTTCTTCCACTTGCTCCCTCGCCTCGTCGCGCTCCATGAGTAGCCGCGTCTGGTCTTTTTCGAATAGGTTGCTAATACGCTCGGCTTGGCGTTCGATCTTTTCACGCGCCTCGTCGCGCTCCATGAGTAGGCGGACTTGATCTCGGTGGAATTCTTCAGCGAGCGCCCTCCCCCTGTCGCGCTCGCGTTCTACCCGTTCAAGGCGTTCATACCAACGATCCGCGACTCGCTCTAAATTTTGAGAGAAAGACAGCGAATCAATAAATCCGTCAGGATGATTTCTCTCAATCCAGCGGTGGATAGTTGAAAGCTCCCTCTCCGTGTCCTCTGTGTTCTCGGTGGTCAATTTCATGGATGGGGCTCGGGGGGATAGTCTTGGAAATGCCCGGCTTTGACGACGAGGCGGCGGGCGTTTTCCACCGCGTCGAAGAAGATTTCCTGCTCGGTGATGTCGCGGGTGTATTCCGGCGGGCGGACATAGGTGAGGATGTCGCGCAGGCTGGCGGCTAACTCGGTGGCGAGCTTGCAACAATGCGCGACGCCGGGGTGGTCCTGCCACTCGCGGCGGCAGGCGGGACAGGCGATCAAGGGGTCGATGGATTGGCTCATAAATCAAAGAAGCGGTCGATGGGTTGTTTGCCGAGGTGGAGGCGCTGGATTTCGGCTTCGATCTCGGCGAGGACGGCCCATTGCTCGCGGGTGTAGGTGCCGCGAAATGGGAAGTCGCATTTCAAAAACCTGCCGTTCTCGAAGGTGATGACGATGTTTCCGAGGCTGTGGTCGGAGTCGTCGGTGAGGCGGTAGGTGTGCTCGGTGAGCGTGCGGGTGGATTTGTGGTTGAGGGTCATTTGGCGGGTTTGGATTTGGTAGTTGGCGGGTTCGGAAAATCGGCCCAGTGGAGGACTTCGGCTTCGATGCGGTCGGCGCTGACATAGCGCCAGGTGTCGCCGTCGAGGTAGCCGGTCCAAACTTCGCCATCGGCGAGGTGGACGAGGACGGTTTGCTCGGCGTCAGGTGGCGTGCTGGCGGGGTGCCAGTGGATGGAGCTTTTCATTTCTGCCTTTCGTTCTGGTTGTTGCTGTAGAGTTTTTCGGTGACATTTCGGAAAATGGTGTGCTGGCCGATGAAGTTGAGTTTGATTTCGGGGGTGGGGCCGTTTCTTTGTTTTGCCAGGATGAGCAGGGTGTTGTGATCCATGGGCTCTTCGTCGGCGTCGCGTTTTTTGTTTTTGTCTAGGCGGTGAATCAACAAAACGGTGTCGGCGTCTTGCTCGATGCTGCCGGATTCGCGGAGGTTCGAGAGCTTGGGCTTGGAGCCTTCGTCGGCGTCGCGGTTGAGCTGGGCGAGGGCGATGATGGGGATGTTGAGTTCTTTGGCGGTGGTCTTGATGGCTTTGCTGATCTCGCTGACTTCGAGGGCGCGGCTCTCCCCTGCCCTCTTGGAGCTGCCGTGCATGAATTGCAGGTAATCGACGACGATGAGGCCGAGGCCGTGCTGGGTCTTGGCTCGGCGGGCGCGGGAGCGGAATTGGGCGACGGTGAGGCCGGGGGTGTCGTCGAGGTAGAGCTTGGCCTGGGCGAGTCGCCCGGCGGCGGCTCCGACTCCGGCAAGCTGGGCGGTGCCGAAAAATCCGTGGCGGACATTTTGAAGATCGACCCCTGCCTCGGAACAGATAGCGCGGACCATGAGTTCCGTGCTGGGCATTTCGACGGAGAAGACGAGGGTGGGCACGGCGGATTGCATGGCGGCGTGGAGGGCGAATTGCATGCCGAGCGCGGATTTGCCGCAGGCGGGGCGGGCGGCGATGATGATCATTTGCCCGCCGAGGAATCCTCCGGTGGAGCGGTCGAGATCGTGAATGCCGGTGGCGAGGCCGACGGTCTGGCCTCGGTTGGCGTAGACTTTCTCGATGTGATCGACGGCGGCGAGGACGGCGGTTTTGCAATGGGAGACGGGGTTTTCCCTGGTGGATTGCTCGCGGAGGCCGTAGAGGGCGACTTCGCAGCGTTCCATGGCGTCGTCGGTGGTGAGGGCGGGGTCGTTGGCGGCTTCGGCCATGGCGAGGGCGGCTTGGCGCATGGAGCGGCGTCGCCAGATGTCGAGGACTTCGGCGGCGTAGTAGCGCCAGTTGGCCGTGACGGCGAGGTCTTGGACGAGATCGGTGAGCCCCTGATGGCCGCCGCACTCTTCGAGCTGGCCGAGCTTTTCCAACTCGGTGGTGACGAGGATGAGATCGACGGGCCGGGCCTCCTGACGCATGGTGGCGAGGCAGGAGAGGATGAGGCGGTGGGCGGGGTGCGTGAGCTGGTCGGGGCTCACGACCTCCAACACGGCATCGGCGTGGCGGCCATCGGCGATGGCGGCTCCGAGGACGGCTCGCTCGGCGAGGAGGTTTTCGGGTAGGGAGTTTTTCATCAGGCGGCGAGGGCGGCGAGCTTGGGTGAGGCGGCGGCGGTGGCGATTTTCAAATCTGCACCGAAGCCGAGGAGGTGGAAGACTTTGACAAAGACGGTGGGGTTCGTCTCGTAGCCGATGAGGCGGTGCTGGATGGCGTCGGACTCGGTGAGGATGGGCTGGCCATTCTCGTCGTAAATGGTCTCGTAGAGAGGTTCTTCGACGGGGCGGGCGGTGTAGATGCCGACTTGCCAGCGGAGAAAATCATTGATGCAATCGGGGTAATGGCGGGTGACGACACGGGGGCCGTCGGTGGCTTCTTCGATGGTTTCGATGTAGTTGATCATGTTGTTTTTATTTGGTTTATGCTGCGGAAAGTTCGCGTTGTTTTTCGCGCACCCAGGCTTTCATGCTGTCGGGGAGAGCGGCCCAGGTGGTGAGGTTGCATTCGGGGTGTTCGGACTCGATAAGGTCTCGCCAGCCAGCGGGTTCGACGGGGGCGGAGGGCGCGGCGGTGGGGTTGTGGCCGGAGCGGGTGGCCCAATCGCGGGCGCGGGTGACTTCGGCGAGGAGGTTATTCAGAAGGGTGGATAAATCCTTGCGGCGGAACTGCGCGGCGGGGCCTTCTTTTTGGCGGTAAGCCCATTCGAGGGTGCGCCACTCGTCTTCGGTGAGGGCCGCCGCGCTTTTTTTATTTTTTTCCCAAGCTCGGAGGGAGGAAGTGTCGAGCGGGGTCGAGGGCTGGATGCGGAAAAGGGCGCGGAGCCGGGCGAGATGGGGGTGTGTCTCCTCGGGTTTGGGAGTTTCTTCGACCTCCAACATCATGTCCCCTGTGGGGACTATAGGGGATATATCTATTCTATTCTTATCTAGCTGCGCATGGTGTTCGCTTTCTGTTCGCATGGATTGCGAACAAGTTTCCTTGGGCTTGCGAACGAATTGCATACGCTTGGCCTCACTGGCGCGGCGTTTTGCGGAGGCTCCGTTGTGCTCGTCAAAGCGTGCAATCTCAACACCCTCTTCTGTTTCCAAAAGCCAACCGACTTTCACCAAGGCGGCTCCGATGCCTTTGAATCCGGTCTTGCGGTCGATAGCTCCCAGAGAGAAGCCGTCTAGCCGACCGTCAACGCTTTGATCGTCGGCCATAGTCCAGAGCCAATACAGGGAGCCGATGACCTCGCGCTCAGGTTTGTTTGTGATGTCGCAAATTTTGGTGACGCGGGGGTCGTTCCAGAGATTGCTACGCATTTTAATCCAGTTCATGTCAGTAGTTGCCGAAGCGGCGTTTTTTCTTTTTTGAGGGTGGGGTGTTTTTTTCGAGCCAGCGGTTGCAGGCGGCGTCGATGTCTTTGCCCCCTCCGGATGGGAATTTCCAACCGGCGCGGCTGTCGTCGCGGTCGTAGGTTTCTAGGAAATGCTGGCCGTTTTTTTTCATACAATGGTCGGGGGGGGTAGGCGGTCGATGAGGCGGCGGAGGCAGGCCGTGGTCATGAGGGCGTCTTCGAGGGCGTTGTGCGTGTCGCTGCTGCGCGAGAAGCCCATGGCGGCGGCGATGTGGTCGAGGCTGAGGCGGGGCAGGCCGTCCTTGCCCTCGGGGAGCGGGAGCCGACCGGCTTCGTAGGCGAGCCACGCGGCGGCTTGCAGATCGACGCTCTTGTTCATAGGCCAGGTCATGCCGTGGCGGGCGAAGGCGGCGCGGAGGAAGTCGCGGTCGAAGGCGACATTGCACCCGGCGAGGATGCTGAACCGGCGCTGGGCGAGCCAGAGGGCGAGGTCTTGGAGGACATCGCGCTCGGGGCGTCCGTTTTTTTCGAGAAATTCGAGGGTGAAGCCGTTCTTGGCCAATGCCTCGGGCTCGGTGATCCAATCGGCGTGGGGGCGGATGAGGCCGACAAATGCCTCACCATCCGTGCTATCCACGGCGGCGACGCTCAAGAGGGCGTTGCGCTCGGGATCGAGGCCGCCGGTCTCGGTATCAATGACGACAAGACGGGCCTTCATGCCGACCTCCTTGCGCGGAAGGCGCGGAGAGCGGCCAGAAAGGCGGTGGCGGTGATGCGGGGGGATTGTTTTTCCAGAAATCGGCGGAATAAAGCCGCTGATTCCGAGGCGGTTGAATAGAGGGTAACGGGTTGTTTTTTCATAAAATCGAGGGAAAAGGTTCGACAACAAGCGGATCGTCGGTGCGACGCACACGGACGACGGCGTTTTTTTTGAAGCAATGGGCGAGGCGGCGGGCCACGCGCATCCGCACCCGCGAGAACCCCCCTGCCCCGTCCGGAATCGAGAGGGTCAGGAACTCCTTGTTGATCTCATGCCCAAGGAGGCGGGCGGTGATATACTCCGGCACCGGCTCGGCGGGCGGCGTATCCTGAGCCGGAGACGGCTCCAGCGCGGCGTTTTTTTGTTTTTTAGTGCTCATGGTAGGGTGGATGGTTGCGAAGAGGCAGGGGCCGTGGTAGAAGGCCCTTTGGTGAAAATTTTCTGTGAACCCAAACCAGTGCTATCCAATGGGGGGGCCTCGAAATTCTCGACCCCCTCCCCCCCCTGGTCGGCGTTATCTAGTCCATAACTTCCACTAATCACCGGAGTGGATAATTGACCTGTCTTGATGCTGAATGGCTTACAACTATCGACTTCTCGGATTGGGACAACAGCGCATTCTTCAATATGCAATACGCTTTCACTATCCGCATTTTGTGCGCCTTTAACCAAGGGGGAGGGCAGGCCGGGGGCAGAGGCAGCGGGCGGCATTTGGCTGGACTCGCTCGGCTGTAAACCGGTATCCACCACCTCGGCTTCGAGGATCGGCAAGGCAGCCAGCATTTCGGCGAGCTTGTCTTGAGAGACTTCAACCTTCTCGACTCGGCTTGTGGCCTCACCAGACAACAACTGCATCTTGTCCACCATCACAGCGGCGACGATGGCCGCATCTTTGGCGTTGTTGATCGAAGGCACTAGCTCGATAGCTCTCTCCACCGAGAGACGGGCCGCACGGCGAACATCCCTCAGTAACTCCTTTTTCTCCTGCTCTATTGAAATTCCTTCACGCTCCCTCACGGCGGCGACCGTGTTCCGGCTCACCGAGAGCGCCCGGGCCGTAGCCGAAATGCTCTGTCCCTCGGCAGCCATGCGGACCACGGCCCGATAAACCTCGGGGCGGCGAGCCAGCAAGCGTTCCCCTGTGAACTCTCCCGTGGCTTCCAGCTTCTCAAACCCGATTTCGTCTTCAGAAAATAAAAAAGGCGCGGCGGAGAGGGCGGCTTCGGATTCCTGCAATGGCGTCGCGGCCTTTGTCGCGGCCTGCTCCATCATGGCCCGCTCCGTGGCGTTCAGCGTTCCACCGGCCTTCACCTTCTCCACGATGTTCCGCACATTCGCTTCGAGCACCTTGGCAGCGATCTCCGCGTTGAGGTTCGAGGGCTCAGGCACCTTGCACCTCCTGCATCCATTCCAGATGCCAGTTCAGTAGCTCCTCATCATTCCAGATGGCGAACTGCTCGATGTTGTCGCTCGACCGGAGATTGGCCGATCCCTCCACCACAAAAAAAGACGGCGCGGCAGAGACCAGGATCACCTTCGCATGAGTGCGGGCCACCACCACAGCATCCCCGAGTAGCCCTTTCACCTCCCGATAGGTTCCCGTCTTATCGACTTGGGAAAAATAATGGCTCACCAGCAAAAAAAGGCGGCGCACCTTGCCCGTGGCCAGCAGCTCGGCCAGCTTCACAGCGTTATCCCTGCTCATCCCCAGAGTCGAAATCCCCACCAAGTCCGCAACTCGATTCCCCAAAAGCAGCGGAATGATTTCCGCCATCACGAAATCCCCACGCACCACCGCATGGGTGCATTCCCCCGGCTCCGGCAAATACTCGGCAAGCGCGGCAGCATTCTCCGGCCTCACGAGTCGCTTAATCCCACGGCGGCTCCGCTTGTCGTCAGCCTTCGCGGCATGGAATTGCTTCATGTAGCGATTCGAGCGAAGAGGGAAGGCCCCCTCGGCCCGCGACTCCCCCAAGCCCTCCAAATCGATCTCCGTTGCCAATGGGGCATTCACCCCATCCGAAAAATCGGCACAAAAAAAAGGCGGCGCATCCGGCGTCAATGGGGTGTTTCCCTCAGTGGTCACAAAAAAAAGGCGCGGCGGTTAAGAAAAAGAAGCAGCCAGCGGGGCAGACCCACGGCCACGACGCACCCCTGCGGCGGCATTCACCGTATGGCGATTCAGCCAATCCGAAGCCGCCGACTCAGGGATGAGCACCCTCTTCCCGATCCGCACCGCTCGGAGATCACCCTCCTCCACGCGATGGCTCAAAGTCACATGGCTGATGCCAAGCACCCGCCCAAGCTCGCGCAGCGAATAGTGCTTCTCGATCATCGTGACACCCTCCAAGTCAGCGCCGCCAAAAAAACCGCCGGGCTGATCGCCCACACAAAATCCCAGGCATAGCCCGCCAACCTCAAAAAATCCGCGTGGGTCATTTCTCGAGCCTCCAGTGGTTCGGGATTGCGCCGAAACGCAGGCTCCACTCCTGCCTCGCCTCGCCGGATGTGTAGGCCCAAAAATAATCGCCCACTTTGTGCCGGAGAGCATTCAAGCCCTCGACATACCAAAGAAACTTTCTCGGCGGCCTCATACCGGCACCTCCTGGCGTTTGGATTTCACCATGCGGAGGAGGAGTGAGCGAATCACCTGTCCGGGCTTGAGGCCCTGTTCATCGGCCATCCGGGCGATTTCCCGGTGGAGTTCTGCTGGCAATCGAATGCTGATCGTTTTCATTGCGGGTGTGTTTGTGATTCAAACACACCCACTGGTCAACAAAAAAATTGCGAAAAATTTATTTGTGATACATTGCAACTAGTGAAAAAGACCAAACCCAAGACGCAATTTTCAGTCCGACTGCCCGAGGAGGTCATTGCATTGCTCGACGAAATCGCCGCGAATACCGGCCTCAACATCACCCGGAACAATGTCGTCGAGCAGGCCTGCGAATGGTTCGTCCGCACCTACCGAGCGAACGGCAACCGATCCCTCACCGAGGCCGACATGCTCGACCTCGAAACCTACTTGAAGGAAAAATTATTTCCCAATCATGCGCCCTTATCTCGCGTTCATTTGAACGACCAGCAAAACCCAACCGAGGCCCATGGGGACTCGATCCACGATCCATCCGACAAATCCGCTGGTGGGTCGAAAACAGCGAAAACCCCGACCCGCTACCAAGCCAAGCGGCGGAAATCATCGAGCTAAAAAAATGGACCCATCAGGAATCGCGGCAATAAAGTTTGTAAATAGTCCATTTTGGGGATTTCCATACGCTCTTTGCTTGCTTTCGATGGCTGGCTGCTGCTGGGTCGGTTGCTGGTATTTGGCAAACGAGATTTTCAAAACCAAACCAGCAAAATTCATTGGTTGGTTTATTCTATTTTCCATGTGTGCGGTTGTTGCGTTTGTGAATCCCGCAACCCCGCCACGCGTTAAAAACGCCATGGCCAAGCGGGAACTTACCGAACTCATTTGGGATTGGAAACGAGGAGACCGCGTTGCAATAGAAAAAAGGCTTTCTGATCCGAAAATTCAAAAATTCTACGAAGAATGAAGAACCTCATCAGACCCGCATATTTCCTAGCTCTAGCGGCCATGCTGGCAAGTTGCACCAGCCCCAAGCCAGAGCCTATCACACGGCCCGCGCAAGCTGTCATTGCCCCCGTCGAGATCACCATTCACACCAGCCCCGCAGGCGGCATTGTGGATTGGAACGGCAATGTCCTCGGCGCGGCCCCCGTCACCATCAAAGTCACCCCGCAAAAGCCCTATCCGAACACCTATCCCCGCTGGCCCTACAACGGACGCATGAGCCAGAAATTCCGCGCCCGCTGGCCCGACGGCTCCATGAACTGGGAAATGTTCGGCAGCAACGAACCCATCCCGCAAAACATCGGAATCGTCAGCCCCTCATACCGTCACAATCCTCTCCTCGACGCCCTCATCAAAGATGCCCACACGCCCCAAGAACTCACCCAAAAGCGAACCGGCCCTTGAAGCCCTTGCCAAGTTCATCGACCAGCTCGACATTCCAGTGACGACCGATGAAAAGCTGGCAACCGAAGACCGAGAATTTCCACCCGCTCTGGTGGACGGAAAAGAGCCAGCAAATCCTATCTAACCGACATGCAAAGCGGCAGGCGTCTTTGATAAGATATTCATTTTCAAATAAAGAACGCCGGTCTCTTAATCAATTGGTTCCGGGTTCGAGTCCCGGGGGGCGCACTTCCTGATTGTTGATCGGAGGGTTCATTTAGAGGGTTTTACACTGGTCGTTCTGTTAAATGTGGAAAATTGGTTTGGTTGTGGTTTAGTGAAAAGTGGCATGCGGAGTGGCCACTTTTATGAAAGAAAAATCACAACGGAAATGGGGGGAGGTTTCGGTCACCTGGGACGATTCCCGGCATGTTTGGTATTATCGCTGCCAGTATCGGGGCAGGCGGTATCTGCGGTCTACCGATGTCAGGACGAAATCGGACAAGCCGACGGCTTTGAAGGTGGCGAAGCGTTTGGCGGAGGCCATCAAGACGGGTGACACGAAGACCCAAGAGGAGGTGTCGAGGCGGCAGGGGTTCGCTACCGTGCAAGAGGTGGCGGAAAAATGGGAGGAGAAGGGGCCTAAGTCGGCGCGGGCAGTCGCGGGGAGGTTTGAGCGGTATGTGCGCGAGGAGTTTGAGACCGAGGCGGCGGGAGGTCGCCGGATCAATGAGGTTTTGAGGGCGGATCGGTTTCGGAAATGGGTGGAGAAACAAGTGGCGGCGGGGCGGGCGGCGGCGGGGATTCGTTCGGATGTGAATTCGATCAAGTCGATGTTTGCTCCAGGAGTGATGCACTATTACGAGGATTTGCATTTGCCCGAAGTGGCGGGGTTTCGAGCGGTGGCGTTTTCGACTCGGCGGCGGGGCGGGGCGGAGGCTGGCAAGGCGGAGCCGTTTCGAGTGATCGACCCGAAGCAGCTTGTGGCCATGGAAGCGGCGGCGGAAATTTTGCGGACGAGCGAGAAAGAAGAGGATCGAAAAATTTGGGCGGTCTTTGCGTTGATGCGGTGGTGCGGTTTGAGGAACAACGAGACGATGGAGTTGCGCTGGGATTGGGTGCGCGAGGGGACGAAGGGGCCGGTGTTGGAGTTTGTGAAAAGAAAACTATCGGATGGCTCCTACTATGTTCCCAAGGGCCGCGACGGGGTGGTTCCGGCACGGCGGGAATTGTTGGAGCAATTGCGCGGAGCATTTCCAGAGTCGGAAGATTTTGTGATTCCGCGCAAGCACCAGACGGATGCCGAGGATTTGTATCAGCGGACGATCAATGATTGGGCGCGGGCGTTTCTAGTGAACCGACCTGGGCACAAGGTGAGCTATGCGCTGCGGGGACAATTCGGCGCGGAGATTGCGATGCGGAGCGGGTTGGAGGTGGCAAGCCGGATGTTGCGGCATGGATCGTTCCAGACGACTTGGGCTCACTACCATGATTTGATCACGGAGCCTGATCCGCTGTGAGGACTACGGCCCGACAGGGGCGAGCATGTCGGATTGGGTGGCGGCGCGGTTGGCTTGGATGGCGTCGTATTCCTGCTTGGCGCGGGTCTTGAGGTCGGGGCGAGACATGAGGATGCGGTATTTGGCGGCGGTGCTGGCTTTCTCCAGGGCGCGGGTCATGGCTTTGGCTTTGATATCCCATGTGGCTTTGTCGTAGCGGGGATCGGAGAGGACGAACTTTTCCAGCGCGGCGATGCTGAGGGCTCCCATGTCTTTCTGCATGGCGCTGATCTCTTCGGAGGTGAGGCGGACTTTGACGCCTTCGACAGTGAACTCCGGTTTGACCTGGTTGGGAACGGCTCCGGTTTCGGCGGTGTATTTGTAAACCTTGCTCATTTCGGTGAGCGCAGGGCTGCCTTTGATGTAGGAGACCATCGAGGGATTGAAGAGGACATTGAAGAGCGTGTTGCTGTCCTTGGCCCAACGCTCGACGGGTTGCCCGGTGATGTCGTATTTCGGCGGGAGGGTTTGGCTTTGGCCGGGGAGTTGCGCCTTGAGTTCGTTGATGAATTGCCGAGCTGGGGAGCTGTCGCGGGTTTCGCGGACGGCGTTGTCGGTGAGTTGCATCCATTGCCTTGCGGCGGTGGGGATGAAGGTGCCCGGGGCGTCGGCGGCGGTTTTGAGGATTGCGCCGGGGATATTGTCGTAGCCGACATCGCGGGCGAATTGATTGAGGCCAGTGAGAAGCGGCTGCTCGACGAGGGAGTTCATGGCTCCGGTGGCTGCGCCGCCTGCGTAGGCGAGCCAGTTGAGGCCGGTGGCGGCGAGGCTTTGCTTCTTGCCTGCGAGGATGTCTTGCTTGATGGCTTCTTGATTCTCTCGGGAGTAGGCCCCCATGGCGACGCCGATGGAGAGGGGCTGTGCCCAATCGTAGCCGATCACCATGTCGTCGCGCTGTTGTTTCTGAGGGGTCCAGAAATTGCCGGTCATGAGGGCTCGTTTGAGGGCGCTGACATTGATTTTGTAGGAGCCCCATCCCATAGCGCGATTGAGATTGCGCTTGTCTTCGTCTTTGGCGTCGCTTCCGGCAGTAAGAATGCCGAGGTGAGTGAGCCAGTAGCCGGTGGCGATAAGGCCGGTGGTGCCTACGAGTGCGCGGGAAAAGGAATCAGTAAAGGCTTTCTGGTCGAACTCGCGGGAGCTGGAGAGCATTGGCGCGAGGCTTTGGTAGGCGGTGTTGATGAATCCAAGTGGGGAAAATTCCACGGCACGAGTGAGCAATGAGCCTGGAACCTGTGTGAATTTCATCAGCATTGAGCCGATACCCCATCGCTGGTTCAAGTTCATGACACGGCGCATACCTCCCAATGTGCGGCTCGCAACATTAGGGTCTTGGTAAATAGCACGGGCGGCATCCATGCGGGCGGCGGCCACCATGTCGGTATCGGGGGCGAGCATGGGCGTGCCATTCGCGGCGGCAGCTTTCATGCGGGTGTCGAGGCTGGCGCGGAAGGCAGATTCGTAGAATCCCCGGTCGGAGATGGAGAGGACGAGGCCGAGTGTGGATTCCAGTTGGCGCAGGACGGGGGCGGTGAAGGTGGGGCCGCTGAGGGCGGAGATGTCTGAGGCGTTGTATTTGCCCGAGGATTGGAGTCGGCCAAGGCGGACGAGGGTATCGACGCCCTCGGCGATGCTGGCGATGCGGCCCCGGCCTTCCGAGCGGGCGAAGTCGTAGCCTGCTTTGATGTCCCCTACCCCGGCTCCGAGGCCCATGATTCGTTCACCGAGTGAAAGCCCTGTGCGGGTGCGCTGGCCGGTTCCCAGGGAAACCAAGGCATCCATAGGCACGGAGACGGTATCGGCGGCGAGGTCGGCCCCAGCCATGAAGGTGTTGCCGACCACATTTCGGATCACCGTTTTGGGATTCAGCAGCATGGCGATGGTCTGGATGGCGTCCACTTTGTCCAGGAAGCCTGGCGGCATGAAGTCGCGGTAAACGACATCGAGGGCTTCGGCGGCTTTGACGAGCTTGATGCGGGGGTCGGTGGCCTTCTCGTGCTGGGCGAGGATGCGGCGGACTTTGGCGCTGTGCTCGGCGCTCCAGTGCGGGATGCCAAGCATCTTGGCCATGCCTGCGTGGAGGCTGGCATCGGTGAGTTTGCCTTCGCGGTTGAGGCGGATGAGGGAGCCGAGCTTGGATTTATCCAGGCGGCGGTCGGAATCGGCGGTGGCGAGGAGGTCTTGGAGGACTTTGGCGCGGGTGTCTTGCGTGGTCTTAAGGAAGTCGCGGACGATGCTGCCGGAGATGCGGGCGGCTCCCTTGTCGGAGAGACCTTGGCCCGTGAGGATGGAGGAGGTCGCGGCTTGGGCGGCAAGCGGCGTGGGTGCGCCGAGGATGGCTTCGCGGATGGCGATGTTGACTTGGACGGCATCGACTCCGGCGGGGAGCGAGGATTTGATGAGGTCTTTATTGGCGACGATGGCTGCGGTAGTGGAGTCGCGGCGGAGCTTGTCCACCTCGCCTTGCAACTGACCGGCCTCGGTGATCTTGGCTTGGATATCGGCCTTCTGCTTGTCGGTCTTGGCGGGCTTGGTGGCGGCGGCTTGGAGTTGGCTCTGAGCGAAAAGCTCGATGCCTTGCGGGCCGAGGCGGCCAATCATCGAGAGGGCTTGAATGGCGCGGCCTTGGTCGGTGGCGCGAGTGGCCATCATGTTGGCGATGGAAGCGGCATCGGCATGGCGGTTTCGGTTTTGGAGTTGCCCCATGAGTTCCATGCCGGTGGCGTAATCCTCGGCGGTGGGCTGCCAACCTTCGATGGCGGGCTTGCCCATGAGATCGGTGAAAGCGGTGTCGATGCTGCCTGCCGAGTCGATGCGGGCGCGGGCGTTGGCGAGGGTTTGGGCATTCGAGACGGGATTGTAGTCCAGCGAGGTGAGGCGGGATTTGACTTCGGGCGCAACGCCGGGAGCGGCTTGGAGGGATTGGGAGAACTTGCGGGGTTTGGGTTCCGAGGTTTTGGGCGTGCCGATGTTTACGCTCCCACGCTCGCGGGCTTGGGGGAGGTATTGCCCGCCGGAGACGGCTTGCCAGACTTCGGAGAGAAATTCGCGGACGGCTTCACCGAATTGCTGCACCATGCGGCCTGCCCATGCGGCGAAATCCATTCCGGCCTCGTAGAGATTTTGACCGGCTTGGATGAGGTCTTCGCGGGATGGGATGAGGACGCCGCCTCGCTCGTCGGCGCGAAGGGGTTTGCGGGGGGAAGCCTGGGAAGGCGGAGAAGATTCTAGGCCGCTTGGGCTTTGAGCTTGCTGGCTTGGTAATCCGACCACTCTTGGTCCCACTCCTTCGAGTGCTGTTTGCCCCTCCACATTCTGTAGAGAAGAAACTCCTCCGGGTCTTGAAGAGATGGATGGTGCCAGGTTGTTGCCTTCCTGCGGACTTGCTTTTCTTCCTTCCAGAGTTTGTCGAACAAGTTCTGCTTTTCTGGCGATAAGTTCTCGAACTTGGCTAGGGTTTCGGGTTGAATCATCATCGGCTCTGCGTATTAGGTTAAGTCTGGAATGCCCATGTGCCAACTGCAAATCTTCCTCGATTCGGCGTTGCGGCTCATTGAGCATCCGGCTCAGTTTGGTGGCTAGTGATTTGAGATTGGCGCTTGTTGCGGGCTTGGAACCTTTCGCGGCACCAATCGCTACGATTCCTTGAGGTTTGATTCCAGCCGCTGTAAGTGATTCGGTGAGGCCATCAAGGGTTTCTCCTGAGGTCACGAAATCATCGACAAGCACAACAAATTTCTCGGAAAGTTTGGACGCTAAGTCGGGGTCTGTAATGGTGAACCGGCTCGGGTCCTCCATTTTGGAAATGTAGGACTTCTTATCTTTTGCTTCCGAGATAGCTTGAGAGGTCGCGTATTGGTTCCCTTTTATAACGGAACCTCCAAAGTCGGAGGCAAGTTTGTTCGCAAAAACAAATGGAATTGTGTTTGATTCCGATGTGCTTGGAGCTTCAAGGAAAACGATATTTCCACGATGAGGTTCTAAAAGCGTTGCAAATTTCGAGGGCTTGTAATTTTGAGCAACGAATTGCTCAACCTGCTCGGGTGGATACCCTGCGTTTTTGATTTCCCGTTTGCGCTCGGTAAGAGGGTAGGTTTTCTCATACTCGGCAGCTGTGGCAGCGACTTGGGGTTTGATGCCTTTGATGTTGCCTTGTTCTCCAACATCAAACAGTGACTCGATTGGCGGGGCTGGTTGGCTTGTTGAAACACTCGCCCCCTCCCCGGCGATCAATTCGGGTGAGCCTGTTGATGCAGGCGCTCCACTTGCGGCGGCTGGGGCCGTAGAGGTGTTCGGGGGGATTTCGGTTGCGGTCGAAGGGTCGAAGGTCTCGGGCGGGTTAACCTGTGGGTTAATTGCGGCCGGTGCTGGTAGGGCTTGAATCCCCTCGGGGCCGGGCAGGGCGTTGCTGCCGCCTTGGAAGGCTGGCGCTGCGCCGCCTCGGTTGAGGAACGCTTGGCCGGTGTAGGCGGCAGGTTGGCCTTGGAGAGGGATGGCGGCTTGGGGATTCTCGGTGGCGTAGGGTATGGCGGGCTGGCTTGGGCGGGGGGTAAAGCCTGCGTCGGCGAGGGCGGCTTGCTGGAAGCGGGGGTTGATGATCTCGGTGGTGTCGAGGAAGCGGAAGCCTGCGGCGTCCACGGTGGCGCGGCGGATGGCTTGGGCGTCGATGAGGCGTTCGTCGGCGCGGAGGGTTTGCACCGCTTGGCGCATGACATTGTAGTCCTCGGCTTCTTGTCGGCTGGCGCGGCCGGTGCG